TTCTTAGAGGCTGAAGTAGGAATAGTAGTATTAAGTCCAGAGTGCAAGAAGCCCAACAAGTTAGTTCCACTATTCGCAAGCAAGTCTGCACGAAGAATATCATCAACAACTGCAGTACCAGTAATACCTACAAATCCTACAAGAACAAGAATGTCTCCAAGATCAGCATGCTCTGCAAGAATAATGCTAGTAGCATCTGCTTCGATATAATCTTTATTACGCGCAAGAATTTTACCTTGCTTAAAAACTACAATAGAACCAGTACCTACTGCGTAGGTAAAGGTATCAAGACTAAACACACGCTGCCCTTCAGAAGCTACTTTAGCTTCCATTTTCAGTAACCCTTGTGCGTTTGCTTGAGTTACAGTTTTGGCCATCGGATTCCAGATACTAGCGCCGCTCATATTTATTGTCCTTTAAGTTAAATTAATTAATAAGCAACAGCTATAATATTACTATTTCTAAGGCTGTCAATTTCTGTTTTAGCCATATCTCGATAAGCTACAAATTGCTCATCATAACCAATAGTTTTAAATATGGTTGCAACAGCTTCATATACAATTGCAGCTGGCTGTTCTTCTGCGATCCAACTACAGTAATTATCTGTAGTTACATCAGGGTGAACGTAACAACCAAGAAGAAAGTTTTGACATGCGTCTAGTGATCTTATTTTTATTTCTTGTCCAGCCACATAACAAACATTTTCTCTGGTTGCACTATAACTATCTAATACTTGTTCTGGAGTGATAATCTCTAAGAAACTTCCCGGACCCGCTGAATATTTACGAATATACTTCAGAGCCCGCCAACGTGGAATAAGTTGTTTATATTCTAGCGATTGTTGTGTTTGTGCGAAATCAAAAGTAATTCCAGTTTCAAACAAATCTTTATAATAATAATCTGATTTGTGAGCTTTTAGTGTAGCATTGCGTACAGCTAATGTAGTCTCACCCACCAGATCAGGACGATTTGTTAGAGTGAACACATCATTAACTAAACTGGTGAGTGAGTGGTTCATAGTGTATTAACCCTTATTAGTCAGATTAGCCAAGCGGGCAGCCAAACCACCAGTAGCATTCAACGTAACTAAACCAGTTGCAGCTTGTTGCTGAGGCGGTTCAGAATTTTCTTGTTGTAGCGCTTTATCTTCAGTACCTGCAACCTCAAAAGTACTGGCGCCGTTAATTGAGTCTGTCACTTTAGCAGTATTATTAAGCGAATTTGCAAAGTTAGCAGAAGTAGAGCTGACATTAGCTGCAGCATTCATCGCTCGTCCTTCTTGCTCTTTGATTTCGCGAAGAACTTCTTGGCGGGCTTCTTCCTTAAGTTGCAGCTTAAGGAGTTCAAACGGGCTGAGTGCTTCCGTATCGAGTTCCGCTTCTTCTTCGTCAATAAAAATAAAAGGATGGCTACTTTTGGTGCGGCCAATTTCGCCCACCTCATCCATCAATTCTGCTTCCAGTCGTTTGTTATCAGTAGTGAACTTACCGTTCATGAAGTGAGCAATCAAGCCAGAAGCAGCTGCAAAGCGGAAAGAAGGAAGAGTGGACTTAAAGATTTTTTGGATTGCCATGATAAATAACTCCGAAGTTTTTGAAAGAATTTGGAGCAGTTATACGATACTGCCAAACGGTACTAACTAGTTATTAGCTAATTAGCCTTGGGCGCCTGCGGTCATGTTATAGATAACTGCATTTGCCGGAGGATTCTTAACAACGCAAGTCAGTTCCGAAGTCAGAGTACCACCTTCAGCGTCGATACCCTGATCAGTTGCTTGATCTCCACCAGTATTATAACCTTTATGCTGAGTCTTACGATCGCCCAGATAAGCCAGCTTAAAGGTAGCAAGATCAACTGCAACTGCCATCTTCGACCAGCTAGCATTAGTATTAAACAGCGGATGCTCAATCAGGCGGAAAGTACCACGAGTGGTCTTAAAGCTAGAGAACTGCAGACCATACGAAGTTTGACCATCAACCAGCTGATACTGACCGTTCAGACGACCGATGGAGTTAATAACTTTGTGTGCAGTACCACCAACAAACAGCACACGCTCGTTAGCACCTTTCGGATCAGTAGTCTGGTTAAAGACTGGGTCCAGCATATTTTCCAGCTGGGTATAGTTAGTAGTAGCACCTGCGATATTAACGTTAGCAGTTGCGTAGCTGGCCGGATAATAGCTCAGATTACCAACAATATTAATCAGGCCATCCATAGTACGGAACGGCTGACCATTGCGAGTACCTTGCGACTTCTGACCAAAGAACAGAGACTTCTCGATATCAACTGCGTGGAAAGCTGCGCAATCTTGTTTAGATTCTGCTTGGTTAGATTCACCAGCAATCATCAGAGTAGCACGAACCGATTCAGAGATACCCCAGCTATTACGGAAGATCTGAGTCAGGTTAGTAATACGAACAGGATTAATGTTCAGAGCGTTCGGACGCACAGAAGCTTCTTCAAATGCGTTACCAACTTGGTAAAGATTAACTGCACCAGCAATGTTAGCAGCTGCCGTAGTACCCACACCGCGAGTAACAGTCACGTGAGTAGCATCTGTTACCGTATTGATGATGATGTTTTCACGAGTAGTATCCACCTGCATAATCATGCCTGGCAGGATATTGGCAGTGCTAGTAACAGTAAAGGTAGTATCTGCTGCCAGCTGGCCACCGCCACCAATAGTCAGCTGAGGGAACAGCATAGTTTTGGTGAAGAAGCCATGCTCAGTAGCAGTAGCAGTTTCAGATGCCAGCATCGAAGTCATACCAAACAGCGGAGCAGAGCCATTTGGCATCAGTCGAGTAATAAGACCTGCAAACGATTTAGATGCCAGATCTTGCGTGAACTGCGAAGTATTAAACAGACCAGTAGTCATGGTAATTCCTATCTAAGAAAAAAGATAATTCAATTAAGACCAGTCGGAGAAATCGGTATCTCCTTTGGTACGAGAAGTTTGTTGCTGTTGTGGATTAGCTTGTTGCGGCGTTAGCTTAGCAGCAAAGCCAGTAAGATATTCGGTTACTTGAGCCTGAATTTGTTCTGGAGTAGCAGTAGGATTCTTAAGCTGGAATTGATCTTGCAAGCCTTTAAGCATCGGAGCTGCTGCTGGATCATTAAAGATAGGATTGGAGCTACGAAGAGTTTGTGCTACGGTTTGCTGTCTTACCAAATTAGGCAGTGAGGCTTCAAATTGAGTACGCTGTTTTTCCAGCGCAGTCTCGATAAGTTTCATACTAGCTTCGGCAGAGCCTGCATAAGTTTGCTGTGCCATGAGATTCATAGCTTGAAGTGTAGCAGCTACAGCTGCTTCTCCGCCAGCTGAGATTTGTTGCATAAGTTCAGGAGTTACAACTTTGGAGAAATCCTGCTTACCTGCTACTTGCTGAATAGCTTCAGGAGTTACACCTGCAAATACAGGCTCATGTCCTTTAGGCTGATCTTCAGGCTTAATATTCCACAGGTCCGCAAACTTTTCCAAACCTTCAGGAGTAGGCTTAGCTGCACCATCGTTAGGAGTATTAGCAGTGGCTTGAACTGCAGAATTAGGAGCAGTAGGATTGCCCGGAGCAGGAGGATTATTATTATTAGCAGGCATATTACCTGGCATTGCTGGCGCATTAGGATTAGCTACAGGTGCTTGCGTTTGTTGCGGAGCGCCTGCAGGTTGTTGAATTCCCAGATTGCCAAACAGTTTAGCCATGATAGACATAGAAGTTCTCCAAAATTTAAAAGTTAAGGTTGTGTTACAAAGGAAAGATACTACTCAGGTTGTTGCTCTGGATTAGCAATACGAGCTTCGCTAGCAGTTGCACAGTCTAGCAAATACTTATACGCTTCCATTTGGCCCTTCAAGAAAGACTCTTGTTGGATAAAATCTGAATAGTTATTAGGATCAGGAACAATCGCTAGTCGTTGTTCCGCAATCTGCGCAACTTGTGTTTGAATAAATTGTTTCTGTTCTCCTGACAACAAAGTACCTGCAAGTTGTTCTTGTTCTGTTTGCTGGTACTGAGTAAAGGTAGATGGTACGATAGATGCCATTGTTAACTCCAGTTAGTTTCGCTGCGTCTCCACTCCAGCGCTGACACGCGAGGGAGCTTAGAACTCGCTAATTCCATGTAAAGGCACGCTACGCTCTTCGGCCTTGACACGGAACCTTGTGCTTCGTTCGTCAGCAACCCCGCTGTCATCCGCATGTCGCTCCGACTTCGCTAAGTTATATTATCAGTTATTGATGCCAGTATTGGCAACTTGAGATGGCGCAGCGCTCTCGTCAGTTCCAGGTTTTTTAGCAGGATCATAACCAAAATCTTGTGGCAGAGGCTGCTTAGGTAATTGTTCTGGCTTAAGATCAGGGTTCTGTTTATACAGCTGAATAACCATTTGTTGATACTGCATAACTGCTTGCTCGTATGCGACTTGCTGTTGGGACTTCTCAAATGGTTTAAGGTTAGCCCCTTTAAGTTTCATAAGATAACTAAAGAGTTGCGGCACATTATAACCGGAGCCAATTGCAGGAGAAGTTCCAACCTGTTGCAAAGCCACAGAGAACGTATCAGAATCCATCAACTTGTCAGTAGGAGTAAGACCGTCAGAAATCTTAAATTCCATGACAGCTTTACGTAACTGAACTGGATCAATCTTTACATTAGTTTCTTTCTCCCGATTATAAAGAGTAACTCCACCTTGATACTGGAGAATATTAATTTTTAATATTTCTTTAAGAGGAGTAAATACTTGTGATTCGTAGCCAATGGCAATAAGTTGATCCCTGCCATTAGCATTACCCATCACAGTATCAAATTCACTTTGAGTCTTATTACCTTTAACAAACTGACCTTGACGAACAGGGTTCTGTCCAGAGATCATATTAGCCATTGCGCCGTACTGTTGAATCTGTTGCGAATTATAAGGTGCTTGATCGTTACGGAAGGGGAAAGCATAAACAGATTCAGATACTGCTTTACCGTATGCAGCCGGACGAACAGGAATTTTTGCGCTTGGATTAGGATTATTAATATGAGCTTCAGTAATACGGCTAGGATCATAAAGCACACGATCACTAATAGCACGACGTAAAGCTGCAATATTAGCATTACTAATTGCAGAAGTAATATCCTGAATAGGAGATACATTTTCTGCTAGCGATTTAGTTTGGTAATTTAAACCATCTTCAAGCGGCTGACCAAACAGTACTGGAATATAACCGTGCGCATTAGTTTGGCGCTCGGCATAAATAAGTACATTATGATTCACAATAATAAACTTCCATACTTGTGGAGTATTAGCCTGTGGAAGATTCATTGAAAAATCAGATGGCATGATGCGAGCATAAAGAGTAGTTACTTCATAAATATCTTTATACTGAATACTTTGATTAGCTCCTGCAATTTCTGCCCAAGCTGACCAGTTAAATCCTGCACTGGAAAGTCCAGATTCCATCAGCGTGCGAGGATTAATGTGCGGGATGTAATAGGACTCATCATCTCCTGCGCCACCAACATTAATTGCACCAGTACTAGATTCAAACGCTTTCTTAATATTTTCTTTGCGTACTTCTGGCAGCGAATTAATAAGTTGTTTAAGCTGAATGCGAGACATAAGCTCAGTATGTCCAGCATAATCTCCTTTCTTATACATTTCAGCTGGAGCTACACGATTATCGAAGAAAGTGTTATACATGTTCCAGCGACGCAGAACATTACCTTCCCAGATAACTTGCTTAGGTTTAGCAATGCGGCCACCTTGGAATTCTAAATCAGTTTCAGGAGTCCAGGTAACTTCACGATCCCAAGCACATTCAAGTGCGCTGAGATTATATTTAAAGCCATCACGGAAGAACATAGTAAGTTCTCGCGTCCAGCCCCCACGAGTAGCTTGGTTGTCAATAGTAGTTTCCATCATTAGTGCTTCGTCTTCAAAACTAGGAGAAGATGCTACACCAAATAGGGGAATACCAGTGAGGAATACAGATGCTTGATAAGTGACAGCTGATTCTACTTGTGGCATCACAATAGGAATAGTAACGTTTTGAAAACGATCCTTATCCCCATAGCGATTAGCTCGTTTAGCTCTTTGGTGATCTTGTGACTTATCTGCTTCACGAGCATAAGCAAGATCTACATCTCGCATAGTCTCACGTAAGTTACCTTGTCTGCGAAATTGCTGTTTAGCTTGTTTGTGGAATTCAATAATACCTTGCTGTGATTTGGTAGAAAGCAGTACTGGGGTAGTGCCAGTATTATTGGTAGCGGTTACCATGTGAAACTCCTTATTTAAATTTAAAACGGGCTGTTATCTTCAATAACTTCAATAGCATCTAATTCTTGATTTACAACTAGGCCATTTGAAACTACAAATTCTGAGTAAGCTTCTAATACCTTAGGCGCGTATACTAGCAAGTCAAGAATATCATCAGTATTATTATCTTTGAGCGGATTAAAACTAGTCATCTGCGCATGGACTTTAGGTCTAATTGGAGTATTAACTAGTACATCTCCTTTCTGATATAGCTTAAACATTGCTAGGATGCGCGATGTTTTACTAAATCCTCCCGGATAGACTTCTACACAGTGAATACCAGTAATCTGTAATTGCTTACAAATGAAATCAAACCAGAAACAAAGAGAAGCCTGATAAGCTACAGATTCAATAGCCACAAGTCTGCAGTTATGAGTAAGACAGTATTTAAGTGCCTGCCTAATGGTATCTGCTGGCGAGAGCTTATCATTAGTAACTTCCATTAGAACTGGCTTCTCTGAGTGAACTTCAATATAGCCAATTGCGCAATCATCTGATTTCCTCTTCATCCCTGAAGGGTCAATAATTACATAGTTACCTGCAAAAGGCTCTCCTTCAGCTATATCACAACGAGGCACTTTGCTAAAATCAATTAAGTTATTAGCTGCTGCATTCTCATCATTCAGCACTTCAGAGTAAAAGATTTCTGGCTTACCAGCTGCAAGGTCGTTATCAAATTCTTTAAGCAGCTGCTCAATAGGTTGTAGTTCTTCCCAGAGAGAAGTACCATCTTCAAGAATACCACCAGCAATAAACTTAACCCAGTTAGGATTGCTTTTTAGTTGTCTAAGTATCGACCATTTAGTAGGATACATATTAGCAATGAACAGAAACATACAGCCTTCTGGGCTCTTGGCTTTCATGGCAGTACCAATCATCCAAGTCATAAGATCATTAGAGATCTTTTCACTATCTGCATCTTCACGACTTTGAATATCTTCAAAGATCATGATGTCTGGGCGAGTATTATTAACGTTAATACCACGAAGAGAGCTACCAGCACCAATACCTTTTAATACAATATTTCTGCCACGGAAACCAAAGTGTTTTTCTTCCTGAGTATCTTTAGTTCTTCCTAGTGTCCAATCGCCAAAGATCTTTTTAATATTAGGCTCATCTAAGAATGCTGCAATGTCATGAATGATATTCTCTGCTAGTCCAGCTGTATGGGATATGACTAGTATAAATTTCTTATTAGTAAAGAGAATACAATACAGAACAAACAGCTTGATAACAGTAGTCTTACCAAAGCCACGAGGCAGACCTAAAGCTAGCTGTGGGAAGCTACGAGGCTTATTAACAAAATCAATTAGCCAATTCCAGACAGCTATAAATACTGGAGGAAAGCAGAATTTAAATACTATGGGCGCTGCCAAAGCTCCTAAGAAGTCTAGGGAAGTTTTAGCAAGTTCATGCACCTGAGAGGCATCAAAGCTAGCTTCTTGTGTACTGACTACTTCAGCTGCGGCTTCTGCTGCTTTTTTACTTGCAGCCATGTCAGCTTCTAGTTGCTCTAGCTGTAGCATTCTAGATAACTCGGCAGCTTCCAATTCTTTAGGAGATGGATCTAAAGATTCAAGCAATTTATTCATAATTAGAGTCTCTACTAGGAGCTACAGCTATTACAGTAGTAGCATCTATTTGGGATTGAATACGAAGAAGTAATTCGTAAGCTTTCTTATTGTTATCAGCTATGAATCTATTTTCAGCTTGGTTTTGCGCTTCCTGCTTCAATGGTGACTGGTTGTGAGACATTTGGTAATACTCCTTGTTTAGCTTTAGCAGAAGCTAGCAGTGTACCTGACTGGATAGTCTGCAAGGTTTGTGCGCCAACATTAGTTACTTGGTTATTGGAATTCATAGTGAACTTCTCAATAATAGCTGTTGGCATTACGAGATTAACTACAGTATTTTGATGAACAATTTGTTCCGGTGCAGACTGGCCTCTCCTCTTAGCACCATTAATAACTTGTAGTGCTTTAAGGATTTCCATTGGGCGCAGCATGAGAGGTAATACATCTGCTAGCTTATCAATAAGAGCAGCTTCTAGCTCATCATAGCTAGCATCAATTTCATTATGCTTTTGCAGATTCTGAAAACGCAGCTCAGCAACTGCAGTTGCAAAATCCTGATCTGCAAGAAGTTGCGAGATACGAGCAGGAGTAACTCCTACAGCTGTAGCTACTTGCTCTGGGCCGAGGCCATTACCTAGCAACTTAATTGCACGCTCTTCAGTTGCATTCCATTTTACGTTAGCGATATTAGTCATAATAGTGTCCTAGAGGTTATCCCCATTGTTCTGCCATTGCCTTAGCAATACCAGTATAGAATCTTGATCTGTCTTTAGAGCGAGAAGCAGAAGGTGCCATATTAAGAATGCGCTCTTCTCTGCCAGCTACAATATTAGTAGGAATTAGCTTAGGTAAGTTCTTAAGATGCAGAGCAGTTTTCTTCTTCTCTCCATGCCCAAACTGCCAAGGATGAATAATCTGATCTGCTTTACCGTACCATCTGTGAGCTGCTCCTGGAGGATTCTCAATAGCTAAGCTCTTAGTATGTTTAGGGTAAAGCTCTAGAAACATTTTGTAGAATCTAAGAGCTTCAAATAGATTACCATTCTTAATATTCTCATTAAGTCTGGCGTTATTAGCTAATGTAAGATATGTGCAAGGAGGATGCGCAATTACTATGTCCCAGTATTTACTATAAAGAATGTCTCTTACATCTCCTTGATAGTGGAGACCTTTGTCACTCTCTGAAGGATCAATATCACAACTAATAGCATTGTGGCCACGAGCTAAAAAAGCATCTCGCACAATTCCTGAGAACTCACAAGCTATTAAGATTTCTAGTGGTTTCATGTTATGTTAGTGAAAATTATAATATGAAAAATTATACCAGGAAGCAGGTACTAAGAAACTTGAGATTGCATTTCTTTTAGTTACTATCTACTTGTGATAAGTGTTTTGAAAAAGTTTAGGAAAATGTGAGAGCTGCTATAGGATGCATCGGCCAATTGAAATCTAAAAAGGTCCTATCCCCCTCCTACTTGTAGGGTTATTGTTTCCTGGATGCAACTACATTTATGCACATGTTAGTAGCTGCTTTGAATGAGAATGATTATCATTTGCATTTGCATCTACCTGGATACCTGACTATTTTACTCTGGTATTGCGAAAAGTCAGTGACAGGTGCAATGGGTTCTGTTACCATAGTTCTTGTAGTTAGTTGTGTGAGTTATCTGGATGCGAGTAGCAAGGCACTCAGGAGTAGTAGGGGAGTTAGAGCATAGTGTCTCTAGCGGGCAGTCCCCAAGTTCTTTAACAACTTAGGTTGATAGTTCTCCTATGGGAGAGAGTGTTACTGACTGGTAGCTAGTTACTAGTTGCTAGTTTCTAACACTCTTTCTAATGTAGTAACACAATCCATAGGAGAAATACCATGTCCGTTATTGATAACCTGAATCACTCTGTTGTTTCCTACGATCCGAAGAGCACCAAAGCTTTCACGGGTCAGCGACTGTCCAAGGTCACTTATAAAACTATCACTGACAAGAACTCTGAGTTCTACGGCATCAAGCGAGATAGCAAGTGTGTCTCGCTACCACTGGTGCAAGTTGCCGATGTTGTAGCTAACATTGCTTCCTTGGCTCCGGCAGTAGTGGAGTACCTGCATAGCGTACAAGACAAGATTGTGCGTGAGCGTGTGGATGCAGGAGCTACTAGCATCAGCATGCAAGAGATCAGTATTGCAGCATGTATTGAATGGCTCGAAAGTAACTCTGAGAGTGGCCGTCTCACCAAGGAAGTTGTAGCAAGCTGGTTTGATGAAACTATCTCTGATCAGCTGACTGTCACGCTGGCTGAAAAGCTCGGTGTCTCTGAAGTTCCTACCGATGCAGAGAGTGCTAAGATTCTCGCAGTAGTGGAAGCCTTCAAGAGCAAAGTTGCATCGCTTGCAGGCGGCAAGACTAGCTTTGAACCGAAAGTATGTAAGAGCCTTGTAAATGCTCTGGCTCTTGCACCTGCCGGAGATGTGCTTGCAACTCGCTTCACTACTCGCTTGAATAAGATGATTGCTGAAGCTGAAGCTGGTGCTGATTTGCTGGCTCTGTTGTAAATTGCAATAACTCTCTCACATAGCTGAGAACTATCAACCTACCCTAGAGGCATCTAGTTAGTTGAGTCCGTGAATGGATTCTTCTAGCTAGATGCCTTTTGCGTCTGCTAGTTGGCTCCAGGAAGCATCTGGTGCTAGCTGTCAGGCGCATTTTGTATTTCTCACTACTCATTGCAATATCTCATCAGGACGTTATCCATGAATTATTTAGATTCATTTGCATTCCAGTTTTCAGTTCTTATTGCAGTTACTGTTATTGCTGCTATTTGCATTTATAAGTTAATTATGTCACAGTCAATTCACCAAATTGGCAATTCGGAAAATCGGTAATTCACCATTTTGCCAATTCACCAATTCACCAATTCACCAATTTTCCAATCGAGGGGGGGGGGATTCCTGTCCTCGATTTCCATTTTGACCTACTAACTTACTATCTATCTCTTCTCTATTATTCTTACTATCTTCTATCTATCATCTATTTTTAGTTATTATATAATGTATTTTAATTTTCAATTTTAAAGTACCCCTAAAAATAGACCCTAAGACAGGTAGATAGAGATACAGAGAACAGATAGATAGGTAGTTATAATAGCTGGAATAGGATAGTTAGTAACTCACATGACCAAAATGGATTCGGCAGGCAGGAAGGGGAGGGGTTGACTGGAAAATTGGAAAAATGGTAAAATGGCATTTTGCCGAAAACCCGATTAATTGAGATAGTTATAATTACGCATTGGAGAAATAAAATGAAAGATGAACTCACAGTCGATAACTTTAAAAAAGATTACGCTAAACTTGTAATTTCTCACCCTAATCAAGCTATTCGTATTGGAGTTACCGAGCGTTTGATTAGCAGATACTATATTCATGTGCGAGAAGAGTGCGTTAATTGGGTGCGTAAAGAGCATGGATTAAGGCTATTTGCATAAAGTATCTTAACTGTAGTAAGACAAGTAGTTCCTAGCATCATTAACCAAGAACCAAGTAACTCATAGGAGCAATATCATGGCTGTATCCATTACTAAGAAACTGACTTCGGAAGACCTTCATAATGCATATACTGCATATAAAGAAGGTCGCATTACTGAGACTGAATTTGTAATGGCTCTGCAACTTCCTAATCACATTGCTATTCAGCTTAGCCGTTATAACGCGGATAATCTGACTCTGCAATCTGCTAGTGTTGGACTGATGGATGACTTTCATAGCTGGAATGCTCCTATCCCATCTGTTAGCATAGATGTAGCTAATAAGTCTGCTCTTAATGAACTCAGCTTTAAAAATGCTCCTGACATTAAAGGAACTCAGGACGTAGTGAGTATTACTCTGAGCTACCATAATCATACTCTTGCAGCTATCATGCAAAAGCTTAAACAAATTTTTAAGCCTAGCACCTTTGATGAGCACGTTAAGGTTATTGAAGATACTCCTCGGAAGTGGGCAATTCATACTAGCGAACAATACTTCTATACTGTGCACGGTATTGTTGAAGACGTGTGTCATGATTATAGAACAGTATTCAGGGCTGCAGATACTGGCAATCCTGATTGGGATTTGTTCTGCTCTGCTACCTAATTTAATATCGTATAAACTGTAACATAAGTGGAGCATTAAAATGTCAACTATTTATATCTTTCAAGATGGTGAGACTGGTGAAATATCTATCTCTGCTTATCAGGCAGATAGTGATATGTATGAAAATAACCATATAATGCTTGCTGAAATGCGCAATGGTAAAGTAAACAAACACGAAAGTGTACTTAATATCGTGCGTAATGTTCTATCTCTCGCAGATATAACTGTGGTGTTTGATGAATAATAAGTAGAAACTATAAATATCAAGTAGCTCACCTAGTATCAAGTGGTGGGCTATTTTCATTTGTTGTTTCATTCACTGTAGTTTTATTAATTAGGAGTTTCTGGCGTGAAGACTAAAGAAGCAATTAAACATGAACTGGATAATCATATGGTTGCATTAGAATTACTTGGTATGATAAGGAGTAAGCCCAGTATCCAGGTAACTAAATCCAGGAACAAACGAGAAGGTAAGTTTCTCAAAGGACGTAGGAATATGAGAACTTACTACGCTAAGCTTAGCACTAAAGCTCGTAAGCGTAATTATGGTCAGTTTAAAGAAGCTATTTGCAATTGTGGACAGGAGCATTAAATCATGAGTGATCCAACTCACCGACTAACTATTGCTGAATCTGAGCTCTCAGCTGTTACCGAGCTGCTCCAAGCTGCGCGCCAAGAAGGACTTACTACTCAGCCAGTTAATAGGTTTCTAGCTAAGCTAATGGTGTTACAAACTAAAATTGGTATGGGCACTAAGGTTCCTGATTATGTTAAGACTGGAGCTAAGGAAGCAAGAACTATCAGCTTAGATAATCTTGGAGCTACTGATGCTGACTTCAAGATGCCAACTCCTGCTCGCAGTCCTGTATCTCCTACTCACTTGCATATGGCGCAGGCTGATCTGGATGCAGAACTTGAGAGGCTGAATGCTCAGATGTTAGAAGAGCAAGCACTAGCAGGTAACAAGAATGTAGTATTAGAGGAAAGAAGGAAGCATCCTAGGAATGAGAACAATCTGGAGGAAGCTGCTAGTGCTGATGCTGAGCTGTTTAAATCACTATCGGAGTAGTAATGGCAGCTACAACTCCTGAGCAATCAAGAAGTAATAGGAAATACCGATCGCGCAGTATTTGCTATCGTGCTCTTATTACTTCTCCTGATCCTAATACTAATAAGCTTTACCATGTAATGAATGCGCACCCTGCTAGGGAATACATTCATATTGGTCCTCTCTGGCAGCAAATATATCAGGAGCATCGCAAGTCATCACTTACGCTACAGATAGCCAGGAAGACAGCAACAGTAGCAGTACTGGATGTAATGAATAAAATAGCTGAAACTCTTGATCCATTCAGATTTAAGCCAATTACATTGGAGATTTATAAATGAGTAGCAATCCATTGGACAATAAGTCCACTGTAACTGATATGTTTAAGCTCTTGCACTGTGAAGAAGGTGAGCAGCAATACACTCTTAAAGTGCAAGATGCTCAGACTAAGCAAGTAGATATTTGTACCTATCGTGACAGTCCTATCTGCACTACTCACCATGATGCACTTATTAGTTATACTGCGCATCTGATTCGTATTTATAATAAGACTAAGATATTTACCATTGCGCGAATTACTGATGATACCGAGCTTAATAAGGAAGTAGGCAAGGCACTGGCAGCACATTATTAACTAGCACTACTTCTGATAGCATCTTTCCTAGTGAGTGGTGCTATCGGGATGTTGTTAGTACTTGTATTAGCAAGAGGCATCCATTCCATATTAACTTATTTAGTGAGGAAATCATGGCAACTGGTGGCATCCAACAAGCAACTACTGACTTTGCAACTAAAGTAGCTAATGACGCTCAGCAAAGTACTAAGCTTTATCAATACTCTGATACAGTAAATGGTAAGCGTGTTCTCATTGAAGGAATTGGCTATAAGCTTAAGGTATTTATTATTAACGAAGTTGATTATGTACCTAAGGATATGATACTGGAAACTCGTAATCAGTTTAAAGCGTATCTCATTGAATCACTTGTTAACTCTATATGAAGGCGCTTGACTTTTCCTTTCGCTTCTGTTATATTCAGACAGTTTCACCTGTAATTCGTATCACTAAAATATAAGCTCATACATTGGGCCAAGAGATAGCTGCATAGATTCATATGTGGCAATAGCAAGACAAGCAGTATTAACAATAACGATCAAAGGAGTAATCATGGCTAAAGTTCTGTGCGCCATTAGTGGCATTGAATTTCGTACTGACTTCATGCAGGTGTATCTTACATCTCGTGAAGCACATCATCCTATCTTTGATATTCCCACATCAAAGTTACTGGACATTACACCTCGCTGGCTTGATGGTGATATGAATCCAGTTGAAAATTATCTCCTCTATCTTGCTCTGTTTAATAGCACAGGACTTATGGACTTCAGAGTTCCTGCTACTATGAGTAAAGATACCGCATCTATTGTGGCGCAGAATATGGAGCCATTAGTTAAGATGGTAGATAGAATCTATCATACTGGCCCTAGCAGAGTTAAAGAAGTCCTGCATCTGCCTCACTTTGTTATCTCTCCTGATACTAAAGATTTAGGTTCTTCTCCTGACTGGATTAAAATCTGGGAGGAAGCATTTAAGAATTACGATGATGGCTATCGTACTGCTTCTGCTCTTGAACGATTAGAAAGAAAAGAAAGTATTCTTGAGAAGTGGATTAAAGATCAGACTAAAGACATATCACAGTACGCTAATCGTATTGCTGATTGGGCTTATGATGCTGGTGCATTCGATAAGCATGCTGATTATATTGTTCTTAATGAGTTTGATAAACCAGAGAGGATGGCAGATTACTGGAAACGAATCATTATTGCCTGCGCCAAGACTGAAAGTATCTGGAACATTCCAGAAGTTGATCTCCGTGACTTAATTGAACACTGCGAGGAATACATATATCATGGCACTATCTATGCTCATACTCTTATGTCTCTTCTTAGGGCTGGTGCAGAGCGGAAGAAGAACTTTCTGGATTTGGGTGATATTGATATTGGTAGTAATGGTACAACCTTTAGAATTCTGGATGCAAATGCCAGCATTGAAGATGCCAACAAGCTTGCACTCATTGATTCTGCTCCAGTAAAAGAACCTGTTGAGAAAGACTATCCTAATAAGCTTGCATTTATTCGCGCTAAACTTAACTGGCGACTGGCGCAAGATTATAAGAAGTCACAAGAAATTCAAAAGATACTAGATGATTCCACTAAGGTAGTTACTCAGAACGGGGAACCTGTGGAATATAATCGTCGCGCTGAAGATAAGAAAGATGGAGAATAATGTGATGAATACTTTGAGGAAGACTATCGTGGCCACTCAATCTAAAACTATTCCGCAAGCTGCACTGATAGCTACTTATGGCTTTAATAAGTATCAGCTTGGCGATCAGATGCGTAATAACTTTCACGTTGCAGACAAGTATCTACCGGGATTGAAGATTTATCAGATGAGGCATTTCACTGGCACAGAATTTGCTAATGCTCTCACCGACGGAACCATCACTATTCGTAGTGTTGTTCCTAATATTGCTCAGCATCGCTATGCAGTTATCTATCACAATTGCAATCCGTATGCAGTTAAACGAGCTAAAGAAGTAAGAATCTCTTTACGCGCTGCTCAAGATGAATTTAACTTAGAGCCTTATGCGCTTGTAGAAATTGTAGATGCTGGAGTAACACAATGAATGTTCAGGAACTTGCAAATATCCGCCTAACTGTAGCTGCATTCTTACAGCATCTTGCAGATAATGGCGTGCATCTAATGTTAGTAAGAACAGATAGCCATCTGAGTGAAGTACATCCAGTTGAGCTACACGCAATTATCCAAAAGTTTCACGACAGAGTTATTACTAGCGTGATCGAACAAACTAAAGCTAATAACCAGGAAAAGAAAAATGGCCACAACTAAAACTCTCAGTAAGGAAAGACTTGCGCAGCTTGTAGCTACTATGCGCAATAAAGGTACTATCTCGGAAGAACAGGCGCGCAGGCACCAAGAAGTAATTGGGGCTGCTAATATGTCTGGTGTAACTGTTGAAGAGCAAATCTCTTCTGATCAAGTTGGTTCTGTAACTGAGGTACTTGTACTTACTAATAGTATAACTCACATGCATGTACCAAGTGCAGGATCTAGCAATCTGGATGACTACACTGTTTATGATAAGTACGGCAAAGCTATTACCTATAATGAAAAACAAAAACAGTTCGTTGAGCTTGCAGGAAATGGAAGAAGTGCGGTTCTTATCGGAGCGGCAGGTACTGGTAAAACTACCTGTCAGCAAGGAACAGTTGGTTCCCTTATCCGTAAAGGAAAAGCAGGACTTCTTGAACCTGATGGTCACAAGTTTCTTATGCCTAATACGCCGGGCATTGTTGTTGTATCTTTTACTCGTCGTGCTGTTAGCAATATTCGTAGAGCAGTAAGTGAGGATATGAAAAATAATTGCCTTACTATTCACGCACTGCTTGAATATGAGCCAGTTTATTATGATGAAATTGATACTGTAACTGGGGATACTAAGAAAACTATGCGGTTTGAACCTACTCGTAATATGTTCAGGCCGCTTCCTAAAACTATTAGAACTTGTATCATCGAAGAAGCATCAATGGTATCTGTGGAGTTATTTAATGAACTTAAAGAAGCGCTTCCATCTGACTGCCAATTCATTTTCTTGGGTGATATTCAGCAATTGCCACCAGTATTCGGCAGTGCCATATTGGGCTTTAAGATGCTGGAATTACCAGTTGTTGAGCTTACCGAAGTTTACCGTCAAGCTCTCGAAAGCCCAATTATTAGACTTGCGCATAGGATACTGTCAGGTAATCCAATTCCTCTCGTTGAGTATACAGATTGGAAAGTTGAAAAACAGCTCACCATTCATCCTTGGAAGAAGAAACTTGCGGCAGATACGGCGCTACTAACTCTTGCTAAGTTCATGACGCAAGCAATTGATCATGGTCATTACAATCCAGAAGATGATATGATCCTAATGCCCTTTAATAAGTCTTGCGGCACTATTGAACTGAATAAGCACATTGCTCAGCACTTAGCTAGGCAGCGTGGAGAAACTGTGTGGGAAGTAGTTGCAGGCTTTAACAAGCTGTATCTTGCTGTTGGTGATAAAGTACTGGTAGATAAAGAAGATGCAGTAATTATTGGCATTGAAAAGAATCCTAGCTATACTGGTGCCATGCCTCAAGCTGAGAGTAAGTATCTTGATTACTGGGGGTATAACTCTGAAGGCGGCAAAGAAGCTACTCACCACTTAGAAGATGATGGCGCTGGTGATATTGATTTCTTGCTTTCTCAAGTAGCTGCTAAAGGTGGTGATGGAGAGGACAGAGTAAGGCAAGCTAGCCACAAGATTAAAGTGATGCTAACTGAGCGGAACTATGAAACTACTCTTGAAACTGCAGGGGATTTGAATGCTCTGATTCATGCCTTCTGTCTCACTGTTCACAAGAGCCAAGGTTCTGAGTTCAGGAAAGTATTCTTGTTACTGCATCAATCGCACGCAACTATGCTCTCTCGTGAGCTACTTTATACCGCTGTTACTAGGGCGCGAGAAGAATTGTATGTGATCTGCGAGCCAGAGAGTTTTACTAATGGTATTAACTCGCAAAGAATTAAAGGGAATACTCTTGCAGAGAAAGCAGAGTTCTTCAAAGGTAAGGTAGAAGCACAGAAAGCAGAAGGGAGGCTGGTATGAGCTTAGAACTTAATGGAATAGCTTACACTGAAGCTGATATGCCAGACATCTATACTAAACAAGAACTTAAAAATAGATTAGAAGATTGGTTACGTCATCCAGCTAAACAGATGTTTCAAAGAGTATTCTTAAAAGGAGTATTTATACACGATAACCATTCAACAGGAGATAAATATATAGCTTATTATGGAATACGAGCAGCTGTTATTGACTACACTGAGCAAGTAACTCTTATTAAGTAATGTAAGATTGCACTTATAACTAACTCTATAGACCCCCACTTGACAGTCGCCCTGCTACCTGGCATAATGGGCTCTCTTGTGGGGGAACTATTGCCCGCAACAACTTGTTAATCCCAATGGTAAAGTTAGCCACCTAGTGCAAGAGCTAACAACTTCTAATAGATAGGAACAATCATGATCCGTACTAATCGTTTCGCAATGCTGGCTATCGCTGCTCTGGCTACTGGTCTGTATCAGCAAGCTAATCCTGAAGCTACTGGTGGTAATGGTGGTGATGCTGGCATCGCTAATGCTGCTAATGCCGCAGCTGGTACTCCTACTGCTTCCGATGATACCAATGCTGCTAACGCAAGCAACGAATCCAAAGCAGAAACTGATGAGCAAAAAGCTGCTCGTATTGAAGGTATCAAAGCCAAGTTTAACAACCTTGTGGACATTAAGGAAACCAACTTCTACTTCCGCAAAGTTACCAACGAAGTTAAGAATCCTGATGGTTCTGTCAGCAAGGTAGAAACCAAGCGCCCGACTGTTACCATTCCTGTTCCTACTCCTAGCGTTGAAGGTATTATCGCTATTCTGGAATCTGGCGATCAGAAGCAACTGGATCTGTTGCTGGAAGCTGTTGGTGGCGTAGTTGTTGAGCAAGCTCGTGACTGGATTAACGAGCATGAAGAAGCAAACGCTAATAACTTCCCGTACGAGAATCTGTCGTGGGTTAAGATTGCTAACCTGCCGAAAGCAGAACGTCGTGGCGGTGGTATCAGCAAAGAACTGTGGGAAGACTTTGCGAAAGACTACGTGGAAATCATGCCGGGCCTTACTGGTAAGAAGAAAGAGGCTGTTGAGATGGCAGCTAAAGTCTTCCAGAATAAGTTTGCTGGCGCCGTTACCAACAAGCCTGTTCTTAAACTGTTGGAAGGTCAGCTGGCTATCTACGCTCAGAACACTGCGCAAGGTGAAACTCTCACTCCTTGCATCGAGTTCCTGCAACAGAAGCTGGAAAAGCTGTTGAATACGGATGAAACCAATCTGCTTGCTGCACTGGCTTAATTGCTAGTTAGTAGTTAGTTACATGGGACTCCACTGATTAAGTTCTTTGGAGTCCTTTTATTTATCTGCATTTTCTTAAGTGCATTTAAATAAAATTTTTCCCTTATATTGAATCTTATGGAGGCTATCATGAAATAATATATAACATATCTCCTTTTCACGCACGGACTGCGCTTAGCTTTACTCGCCTAATAGGATGAGCGAAGATTAAGATGCAGTCCTCTTATATAGTTCTCATTAGCTAGAGCTTACCTCCTCAGCCAAGTTAATCTCATCACGGTTAATGGGAACTATATAAGATAGCAATACATGAACGCACCTAGCCCGTACAAATAATAACTATAGCTAGGATATACTAATACTAAAATCCCAAGAGTCCACTACGATGGCAAATAAGTACGCTCCTATCTGGGAAGCGCTGAAGAGAGACGGTCACGTTACTTTAGCTATCCCTGTACCACTTCAAAAGCGAGTACTGAAAGGACTTATTAATCTTAAGGACAGGGACACAGCTTTTAAACTATTGGCAGCTGAACAGAAGAAGCGGTATATTCTGAAGCCATTAGCAGAAGCTGCTAGAGTTAGAATTTTCTTGCGTACTTATGATGATACGAGTGCGCTTACTGTCACTGACTTATAAGATCGGAGAACCCAAGATGGCTTACAATAATATCTATCGTGCTATTCGTGGCATGATTAAACGAGACACAGGAAAGGCTATTTTATTTGTAGCTAGGAATCCTGATGCATTAACACCTGAAGATGAAGAGCTTGAAGCTTGGCTTCCTAAGTCTCAAATTAGTAGTATCTCTATCCTGCGAGATGGCTCTGGAGATGCAGTTATCTTTGCGTCTGAGTGGATTCTGAAGCAGAAAGACTGGATGCATCTTCCAACCTATAAGCCAGCTCCTAGCTCACCTGCCTTTGGCACTGTGGGCACGGATGATGACATTCCTTTTTAATCGTATATTTTTAGTAATGAGGTGAAAGATGCCTATAGATCTTGCGGCACTCAAAGCTAAGTTAGCTGCGCAGAAAACTGTTCCTACTGATACTCCAGTAGTAACTACTCCTACAGTACAGGTAACTAATGAAACTAATACTCAAGTGGCTACTACTGGGGGCGCTAGCGGGAATAGCGGCAGCACTGTTAGCTCTGCTCCTGCACCTACTATTAACGCACCTACTGTCTTAGGTACTTCCAAGACTACAGAGATTGATCACTTAGATTTTCTGGCTAAGATGAACTCTCTTGCGGAAGCTATTCACAATCAGCATCCTACTATGCCAGTGTTGCTGATGCAGATTCATAAGCAGCTTCGTGCTGATCCTGAGCTTGTTACTACTCTGGAGGAAGATGCTATTGGTATCATTGTCAAGGGTTTGCAAATCCAAACCAAGACTGAGCTGATAGCAGCTGCAACTAAGCCTACTAGAGCTAAGAAGAATCCAGCTGTTAGTATTGATATGTTCTAATATCCATAATTGGAGAATCTAATGAGTGAGAATACCACTGTGCAAGGAGTCACCGTACAGCTACAAGATAGTATTGAATTAATTGTAGCTGATCTTAAAAAACCTTTGTGGTACGGAGACTACCATGGCGGTAAGCTTGCCATCTATTCTGCCACTACTAAGCCTAGTATGATACCTGAATGCACTAGTGTGCTTATTGTATTCACTGATCATAATAGCAATGAGTTTGTATTAACTTCCCACTATGAACTTGATGTCCCTATTGCTGACATTATGTCTCATATCCAAACGCATACTATTATTGCTTACCACAAAACTCAAGCAGAAGCTGGTGAGCGCAGTACGTTTGTTCCTGGTCCCACTACTCCTCAATAGGTATTAAAATGAAGTTAGAAGATCCTCTGATGACTGCTATTCTTAAGCTATATCCGCAACATCGGAGGTTCTTCTATGTTAATTATTTTGAGAACTTTAAAATATTCGTTAGCTGGTTACTTGAAGAAGAAGTAAGAGATCTAATCTGCCGCACTGAGAACAATGATAAGATACCTTGGTTCTGCGGTAGCTATGAGCTTCAAGAGTTAGCGACTATTTTAAATTGCTCACAGGGTAATCTGTATTTAAAGCTAATGGAAATGGAGAAGGAAAATCATGAGCGACTTCCTGGATGAAAAGGTGAGTGCTTCTACGGTAGTAGAACTTCCGGCAGAATATAATGGATTTGATCCGCGTTTAAAGTTACTCTCTTATAGTAGTAACCTGCTACTGCATCTGTGCCCTCGTAAGTATCAGCTTTATAAGCTTAAAGCTACTGAGGATGATATGGACCCAGAAGCAGAAACAAACCAGAACCTTACGTTTGCATTTGGCCACGTAGTTGGGGAGGGAATTCAAGATGTTATTGACGGCGTCGATGAAGTACACGTATTGTGGAAGATGTTCCTTGGCTTCCATGCGAATCTGGAAGATAGAAATGAAAAGCAAAATAAGTCATTCTACCTTGCAGTCGCAGCAATTCAACGCTTTATTTCCTTACGTAATAATGGATTTCTTGAGGATTACGAACTACTCTACTATCAAGGAAAGCCGGCTAAGGAACTATCATTTAGGATTCATTTACCTGATGGCTTTAAGTATCGAGGAAGCGTTGATGCGGTCCTCAAACATAAAGTTACAGGTAAGATTCTCGTCTTGGAGTGCAAAACAAGCAGCTCTAACACGCTCCATGCAACGCAATATAAGAATTCTTCACAAGCCGTCGGATACTCAGTTGTTCTTGACGTTATCGCACCAGAGATATCAAGCTATGAAGTTCTCTATCTAGTATATCTTACTAAGGATATGGCTTATGAAACTCTTCAGTTTACAAAGACGTATCTCCAGCGTGCAACGTGGATTCAAGAACTTCTGCTTGACGTTGAAACGATTAAACTCTACCAGAACACCGGAGTATATCCCATGCGAGGAGAATCTTGTATGGATTTCTTTCGTGATTGCGAGTATCTTAATCAATGTACTTTGTCCACTCATCTTATTACTAATCCGTTTTCTTTGGAGTCTGTGGTAGATGATAAGAAGTATGATGTTGAATTAACTCTGGACCAGATTATTGAAGGCCAGTTGAGTAAAGTTATTCCTATAATTCCTTACAACGAAGCAGTTCCCCAAGACGGAGACACAATGTTATGAGTTTGCAAAATACTAGATCTGGCCTGCCAGGAAACAAGACTGATCGTAGAAACGGTAAGCCGCAAACAGAATCGCAACGCTTTGCTGCAGTTGAAAACTTTGCCTTATTTGTTCTTGCAGGAGTTAAGTCTCAGATTAGCAATCAACGAGCAGCTGAGATTATTAGTAAGAGCACTCGTGATGTCATTTGTCTTGTCTGTGATCGCGAGATCAAACGAATTAAAAAAGCTCAAGAACTTAGAAAGGAATTGAAACGTGGCTAAACTTACTACAATTGCAAGGACTATGGAGCAGCGCGTCTGTCTCTTTGGTCCACCTAAGTCTGGTAAGACTGAGCTTGCAGGTAAGCTTGCTGAAAGATATAACTTGCTTTGGTTCGATTTGGAAAATGGTGCTAGCACTTTGCTTAAGCTTCCAGTCGAATGGCAAGAACGCATTAATCTCATCAAGATACGGGATTCAAAAGACTATCCTATTGCAATCGAAACGATGCTTAAGGTAGTTAAAGGCAAGGCAGTTATGATCTGCGAAGATCACAGCAAAGTTGATTGCCCTATCTGTAAGAAAACTGGACGTACTCAAGAGCGTGTATGTCTTGATGAACTGGATGCTAGCTGGGTAGTTGTATTTGATAGTGGTACTCAGATTGCACAGTCTGCACTTGCTCACATTACTAAGAATCAGGATGATACCTATAAGTGTCAGCTTGATGACTGGGGCGCACTTAAATTGTTGATGGAAAAATTCTTATCTGCTATTCAGGTAGCTAAGTATAATGCAGTCTTTATCACCCACGAAGAGGAGGTGAAATTTGAAGACGGAAGAACTAAGATTGTACCAGTCGGAGGGTCCAGTAATAGCAGTCGTAATACTGCTAAATACTTTGACCACGTGGTATACTGTAACCTTGTCAACAAAAAGCATGTTGTTGGCTCAGCTACTGATTACAGTACTACTGTTCTCACTGGTTCTCGTACCGATATCAAATTGGAAGCTAGTAAAGAAGGTGGTTCACTTCTGGATGTATTTACAACTTGGAAGCTTCCTAACTTTGGTATGCCTAATGGTAGCAGCACTGAGCAAGAATCAGCTACCGTGGTAGTAGCATCCCCCGCAGTAGTATCACAAGCAGTAGTACCTGCGCAGCAAGCAGAAGGAGAACTTTCAGAACTTGAGAAGCTTATGCAAGTAGATGTTAGTAAGCTTACTCCTTCTCAGCGTTCGCTGCATAATTTAAAACTAAAGCAAATCCAAGATAAGGAAGGTGTTAAATGAATATTCAAATCGTAGTAAGTGGTAAACGTAAGTCTGGTAAGACTACCTTTGTTAACTGGCTTGCTTCTGAGCTTGGAAAGAAAGGGGCAGATATTACTATTCTCGAAGATGGCACTAGTGCTAAGATTAGCATAGTTGCAGATCAAGGTTTTCTTGCGCCTGCCATAACAGAAGCTGTATCTAATGCAGTTACTGAGATGTCTGCTCTTCAAGAAGCACATCAAATTATCTTTGGTGATCGTGAGCAGACTTACGGTGATCCAGGTAAGAACTTGCGCACCATCGCAGCTTACTGGAATATTCACATTCAAGCTGCTAAGTCTATTGATCCCCGCTTGACAGTCGAGGACGTAGCTGGTATGATGCGATTACTGAAACAGGCGCGGCTCGCAACTAATCCGCACCATCGTGACAGTTTGGTAGATATTGCAGGCTACGTTGGTCTGGAAGATCGTATCAATAGTAGTATTGAGCAGAGCCTTAAAGCAACAAATGGCTATAAGCATGAGTAGTAACAAGGAACTTTAATCTTAAATTACTTTTCCTTTCTTTTCCCTTTCTTTTACTTTACTTAATAATTGGAGAATCAAATGTCCGACCAAGACCTGAACCAGAACGTTTCCTTCGATGATCTGCTGGATAGCACTCTGGATGATCTGGCAGATATGCCGGAATTTAAACCGTTTGCTGCTGGTGCTCATAAGGTTCAGATTTTCTTTGATCCTACTAAGAAGATTAATGATCTTCCTGCGGTAGATCTGAAACTGGTTTGTGTTGAAAGTGTTGAGCTGCTTAATCCGGAAGATGTTCCTCCGAAAGCTGGTGACTTTACTAACGTAGCCTTCATGCTGAAGAAGAAAGATGGCGAGAAGATTGTTCGTAATGAACTGGCTGAAGGTCAGCTGAAAGAAGTTCTGAAGTCGCTGGCGCCTGCTTTCCCGGATGCTAAAACCAACCGTGAAATCATGGAACAAGCTAATGGCTTTGAAGTTCTGGTGTCTACTGGTGTTCGTAAGAATGACAAAGACAAACAGAACATTAAGTACTACACTCAGCTGAATGCTCTGTCCCTGATCTAATCTTGATTCGTAAGAGTCGGTAAATATCAAGTCCCCTACTGTGGAATCTAACAGTTCTGCATTAGGGGATTTTCATTTGCTAGGAGATTATGATGGCTTCATACGATATAGCTAAGCTGCTTGAAGAGTTAGAACAAGCTAAAGCTCCGCTAAGTTTCAATCCTAATTGGTCCGCAGAAGAAAGCTATAATTATATTGTACATATGTATGATGTATTTATATTACTACCTGCTTGGCAATGGGAAGCAGAATCCCGCAGCTATTTTCCTAAAGGTATCCGTATGACTAGTGGTCCCTATAAAGGACACTTCCCATCTAACGGACCTAAATAAGTTTTAATAACAACTATACCCAAGAGCCATGAGTGAAATACTTCTCTTTCTTGGCACAGAAGAAGATAAGAGCTATGCTCCATATCTCAAGCCATGTGTAGGTAATGCTACTGTCTTTACTAAATACTCTCCAGTGGGAACACTGGCGGAGGTTATTGCCTATTGTAAGGCTCCTGGACCTAACGGTAAGTCTCGCGGTATTACTGGGGTCATCACCACAAATACTCTTATCCTGAAAAAGCTACTTGCTAATATGGGCAACCATAAGGATAAAGTATCTCTAGCAGATTACCAAGGCAGCTATTTCAAGCACCAAGGAATCGAGTTCGTATTTATCTCTCCTCTTGCTCAGCTATTTACTGTTCCTTACGGAGAGTTTATAGCTCGTCGTTTTATCTCCAAACTTACTGAACCTGCAAGCTGGCATAAGTCTCCGGCATTTAGCTGGGAAGTTATGACTGCCTCTAATTATCAGAGACTCTTTAAGCAATTCGAGTCTGCTATCATGATCGGAGTTGACATTGAAACACAGAGAGCAGGATTACGTATTGATAGTATTAGTTATACTGCCTTGTTTCTTGATAAAAATTCTGGTAAGTTTACTACACACACTGCGGTACTTGAACTGAATGATATGTTCGCAGTTACTATTATGCGTAAGTTTAATTGGGACTTAAAAGCTCCTAAGGCTTTGCAGAATGGTAAGTATGATGTGAGCTATCTCTGTCGTTATGCGGCTCCAATATATAACTGGCTATGGGATACGCAGAATATGTTCCATTGCTGGTACGCAGAGTTACCAAAAGACCTTGGCTTCCTTGCTGCTTTCCATGTACGTGAAATAGTATATTGGAAAGACCTTGCAGACTCTCCTGATAAAATGGAGCAGCTACGCTACAATGCATTAGATACTTGGACCACTGTTCTTGTTGTAATTAACTGGTTGCTCGAAGCTCCTGAATGGGCTAAGTATAATTATAAGAAAGAGTTCCCACTTAACTTCGCTTGCCATCTGTCTGAAATGACTGGCATTAAGCGAGATATGGAAGCACTTGTAGCAGCTAATAAAGAAGTTAATGTGAAGATTGAGGCAGGAGTTATCAGTCTCTCTCGTATGTTAGGGCTTCCGCAGGGAGTGCTGTTTAATACTAACTCACCTCCGCAAGTTACAAGACTGCGTAAAGTACTAGGCTGTGAAGACATTCCTAATGGTGATGAGAAAGCTCTTAAGAAAATGGGGCTGCGTCATCCATTAAATGGCAGGATTGTTAATAAGATTCTGGAGATACGTAAGTTGCGTAAACTGGAAGGCACATACCTTCCTGTAGCAACTCCTGAAGATCAGATTCCTTTTATGAATAAAAAGGATATAGTAGAAGGTAAAGAACTTCCGGGCACTAGTCGTATATTGTATAGTATTAACCCTACTACTGAGACTGGTCGCATGGCTAGCAGTGAGCATCATTTTTGGTGCGGGCTTAATATTCAGAACCAGCCTCGCGGTGACGCAGTTAAGAAAACTTTTATTGCTGATGAAGACTTTATGTTTGCTGAGTGTGACCTTAAGCAAGCAGAGTCTCGTGATACTGGTTACTTAGCTGGCGAAGAGAATCTTATTGCGGCTGTTACTGGTAAGCGAGACTTCCATGCTGTGAATGCTAGTGCTTTCTTTGGTACTCCTTATGAAAAGATTTTCGATGATGAGACAAGCAATACTCTAGATAAAGCATTACGAGATCTTGCTAAACGTACTAATCACGGAGCTAACTATCTTATGGGAGAGCAGGTGCTAGTAGATACTATGGGAGAAGATAAAGTTTGGGAAGCTAAAAGACTTCTTGGACTTCCGCGCTCTTATGGTTTGCTTGATGTTGCTCACCATTTGCTGGAAGTATTTCATGCTACCTATCCGGGATTGCGTGCTGTGTATTATCCTGCAGTTACTCATGAAGTAATGACTACTCGTATGCTGCGGCATCATGCAGTTATCAATGAACCAGAAGTATATGGACTAGACCCAATATGGAAAGTAGATTGGGAGTTAGAGCCTCTTGAAGGTTGGACTCGATACTGCTTCGGAACTCCTACAAAAAACAAGCTTGACAAAAACTCGTATGTCGCCCACGTATCACAAGGTTTTAACGCACGAAAGCTGAATGTAGCTTACCTGCGAGTGTTCTATGAAATAGCTTTGAATCCTAAGTACGCACCGCACTTTAAGTTATGTGCGCAGATTCACGATAGCATTCTTTTCCAGTTCCGTAAAGGCCATGAGTATCTTGCTGATATGGTCAGGGAGAGAATGGAAGTTGCTGCTAAGGTTCGTGGCTATGATGGGAATATAAGAACTTACACGGTGCCAGCTGATATTAAAGCTGGTAAAGATGGATTGGGCGCACTGCGCTGGTCAGAGACTGAATAAGAAGGAGTTAAGAAATGGAAAAGCTTGGAAACATTGAAACTGTTGAGCGCGCTAATCGTATTAGCTGTGTTGAACAAGCAGATGGGAGTATTGATATTGTTGTTTCTGCTAGTATGGCAGAAGCATTCCGTACTATGGTTAAGAAGGGAACTAATCTGTCTCCTGATATGCACGTAGAGATTCGTGATTTTACTGATCGTATTCTTAAGCGTGATAGTTATGTTGGTGCATGTATGAAGCAAGAGCTTTATGGGTATCCCAGCTTACGTACTGCTATTATTATGCCTAGTGATCCCATTGCAGGTAAGCTAGATATTCCTGCGGAAGATGCATATGATATTGCAACTGATCCTAATTTTGTACCGAAAGAATAATATATGGAGCACGGAGATGGCTTCATCCAACAATATCTCCAGTATGTAGGTGACACCGAGGCTCCAATCTTCTACCACCGTTGGAGCATGTTAAGTGCGGTGGGTGCCTACTTAGGGAGACAGTATTCTTTGCCCTTTGGACACTCGGAGTTATTTCCCAATTTGTATGTAATGCTTATTGGTGATCCGGGAACTAGGAAGAGTACTGCAATTAAATTAGCCAAGAAAATTCTCATAGGTGCAGGATATACTACTATTAGTGCTGACAGGTCTAGTAAAGAAAAGTTTATTATGGACTTGGCGGGAGAGGAATCTGAAGGTAGTGGTAAGTCCATTGATGATATACTTGATCAAAACCTGTGGGGAAAAGATGCAGGCGATGGCTTAGATGCAGAAATGTATATTGCCTGTGATGAGTTTAATGATTTCATCGGACTCGGTAACTTAGAGTTTATTTCGCTTCTTGGAACAATGTGGGATTTCGCAGGAGATTATAAACACAGAACTAAGAATAGTAAATCAATTACTGTGCGTAACCCTACGATTAACATCTTAGGTGGCAATACCCCTGTTAGCTTTGCTAATGCATTTCCTCCAGATACTTTGGGCCAAGGATTCTTTTCAAGGCTACTACTGGTATATGGGGAAAATACTGGCAAGAAGATTCCGTTTCCTGTTATCCCCACAATAGAAGCCACTAGCACTATTACTAGTCAGCTGCAAAGAATAAAACTGACTTCACGTGGCCAAGCAAAACTTAGTCCCAAAGCTAGAGACCTGTTAGCAAAAATTTATACTACGTATAAACCTATTGATGATGCTAGGTTTGTATCCTATAGTAACAGAAGATTCACGCATCTCTTGAAGTTGTGTCTTGTAGTATCTGCATCTCACTTTGCAACTAGTATTGAAGAGCATCATGTAGTAGAAGCAAATACATTACTCACACATACCGAACATCTGATGCCTAAAGCATTAGGTCAATTTGGTAAGTCTCGTAATTCTGATATTACCCATAAAATTATGAATGTGCTTGAAGCTGCCGAGTCTC